CTGGAAGACCAAGGACTTCGACATAATACCATTGTCGGATACGTTCTGAAAATTCAATCACTTGTGCGTAGAGCATCTCAGTACAACTATGCAGTAGATTATACCTACGATGAGATTGATTTGAGGACTGAACCAACAAACGCTGTGTTTCTCTCGATGAACGAGATCACAAGAATATACTACTACAAGTTTGTCAATCAAGATAAGCGGAAAGCAAAAGAGCGAATCAGAGACATGTTCATACTAGGATGTCTTACCGCTCTTCGCTACTCAGACTATTCGAGACTGACAAGTCAGAACCTAATAAATGGTTATATTGTGATCCGGACAAAGAAAACGAACGTTGATGTTAAGGTCCCGGCACATGATTATGTGCGGGAAATTTTCTCAAAGTATGCCGGTCAGGTTCCATGCGGTCTTTGCATTCAGTACTTCAACAAGTATCTGAAAGTAATAATGAAGGAAATCGGATTGAATGACTTAGTTACCTATTCGTTCACCAAGGGCGGCGAACTGAAAACTGTTACTCGTGAAAAGTGGGAGCTGATTAGTAGCCATACTGCAAGGAGGAGTGCAGCAACAAATATGTATTTAACAGGACGGATGAAGACGTTCGAGATAATGAAGCTCACCGGGCACCGGACCGAACAGAACTTCTTTCGATACATCCGGTTAACTGGTGATGATACAGCCCGATCTATTTCGGGAGATATGTTTTTTAGAAAGTAATAATTCAAATAAAATCATAGAAATATGGAAAAAGTAACAGTAAAAATAGAGTTAGAGCGAGAAGATATCTCTACTCTCATGTTCCTTGCTGGTGGAAAGTTATCAGAAGAACAATGGAATAAGCTCAAAGGTACAGAATACACGGTGGAAGATGATGATTTGGAAGGTCAGGCAATTCAGTTGAAGTTGGCTATTAGTGGTATCGTAGTTGGCAATCTTCTAAAAAAGGAACTTTCAGAAGGTGAAGTTTCTAGTAAATCAACTTATCGAGAGAAGTTAATAGCTATGCGTAAGGAAATGGAAGAAAGGGGGCGATCATGGTAGGAAATATTCGTATTAGACGTAGGAAAGATAAATACCATGTTATGGAAGAGCAGGGAGATGGTAGATACTTTACTATTGAAGGAGGAAAATGTAATTCAAAGGAGGATGCCATAAAGCTAAAAAAACGATTTCTGTTCGTTAGAGAGAAAGTTAGATTGTTCAATCAGAATCTTAGAATACAATTGAGAGAAAAGAAACCAAATGGATGATCACATAAATCAAAGTTTGTATGCTGATTCAATAAAAGAAGCTACAAAAGTAGAGTTCCTTGCAAGTAGTGAGGAACTTTTTTTATATGCTGTTTCCCTGTATAATTCGATGATGTGGGGCAGAAAGATTGACCGGGAAAATCTTAGAAATAAGAAGAGATCAAAAAAAATAGGGAGAACTAGCAAGGTGTAAAAGCATTGTTCTCCCCAATCATTCACGATTGTATAGCAAATATACTATTTATTTTAAAAATAATCGTGTTATGGATAGAAATTTTAATGAAAAGACGTGGGTAAATGTACGTGAAATAGGGATAATTCTTAATGTCCATGCCTTTGTAGTGTATTCGTATTTATTACAGATTGGGGTAAGGTGTGTTAAAGATAGATATGGGAACGGGTATGTCAATGGAGTAGATATAACCAAGCATTTTGAAGGTTTAAAGAAATTCGTGAAAGGATTGAGGAATGGAAGAAAAGAGCAAGCCCCCCTCAAAGAGCTGGCTTTTATTGATCCTGTGATAGGGAGTCATAATGATTGGGAGAGTAAAACGGATGGCTTGGACAAGGTGAAGAAGGATTTTTATGCCTCATATACAAATCAGGTCTACAGGATTAATCACTACCAGAATTTAAAGAAGGCTTTGTTCCGGTGGGAGCGTGCCACGAGAGTTTGGAAGTACGTGGAAGAAGAAAGAACTGCACAAGACCCTAATGAATGGATGGAGAGCATTTCGTTAAAATACAAGCTGTGTAATACGATATACGATGAAGAACGCCGTAAATCTGTACTTGACACAATTTGACATGGCTGTAAGAGTGATATCGGGTAAATTTGCTATTGATATAAAACTGATTATAGCATGGCGTACAATTTAAAGGAAATGACTGAAATGTGCTCTAAATGGGTGGCTGAAAATGGGCTAATGGAGCATGGCGGTGCGAGGTTGAAAGACTTTTGCGCTCATTTCGGCATAGACTCTCAAACATACTATCGTTGGCTTGAAAATGCGGATTTTGCGGATGCTATAAAAAAAGGGAAAAATGAGTTTAAGGAGAAGCTAGAGCAGAGGTTAGTTGAATCTCTGTCAAAAGCTGCTTGTGGATATGAATTTGAGGAAACCAAAACAGAATATGAAGGAAAGAAAGTAAAGAAGAAAATAGTAACAGTGAAGAATGTAGAGGCGAATGTTGGTGCTGCTATATTCTTGCTTACAAATATATCTCCAGATCGTTGGCGTAATAAACAAACTGGAACCGATGTGAAGACGGAAGGAGTAACATTGAAGGTCGAAGTATTGAAAGAAGAATCGGTTAGTAATATTAAGAAGCTCTCTACACTATCGCAGAAACGGAAGATGAAAGGAGAGGGGGAAACAGAAGGCTCTGGACAATGAAAACGACCTATGTTTTTGACAGGCTATTAGGAGCCACGGTAAATCCAGTGATTCGTGGAGTATCCTCACGGGGTGGTACTCGATCTTCTAAAACGTGGAGCATGTTACAGTTGCTTTATCTTATTGCTGAGCAGTCTGAAGCTCCTTTACTCATATCGTGTGTAACTGATACAATGCCGGGAGTGAAACGTGGTATGTTTCGCGATTTCAAACGTATGTTGCAAGATGAAGGTCTTTGGAATGGCAAGGCAATGAATTTAACCGAAATGACCTACACTTTTCCTAATGGATCACAGATAGAGTTTTTCGGTTGTGAGAATGCTGCGAAAGTATTTGGTCCTGCACGTGATATCCTGTTTGTAAACGAAGCACAGAGGGTCCCGAAAGAAGTATTCCGGCAAATGGCGGTTCGTACTCGTTTGATGCTGTATGTAGACTTTAATCCAGTTAAGAAGTTTTGGGCACACGACTATTTCAAGGGGCCCGGCATGGTGGAAATCGTCAGCACCTACAAGGATAATCCATATTTGACACCGGAGCAGATCGAAGAGATTGAGAGAAATAAGGCTGATGAAAACTGGTGGCGAATCTTCGGACTTGGTGAAACAGGAGGAACCGAAGGACTGGTATATCCTGAATATGATATTGTGCCGGAGTTTCCTGTGAATTGTAAATGGTGTCTTGGTCTTGACTTCGGTTTCTCTGGTGATCCTACGGCGATTGTAAAAGTTGGCTTCGATAAAGATGATCTTTATGTTCAAGAGATCGCATACTCTACAGGGCTGTTGAATTGGGATATTGCGAATGTCTTGCGCAAGAATGGGCTACATAAAGTTACCACTATTGCGGACAATCAAGAAGCGAAGAGTATTGCTGAGATTTCTCGTTTGGGATGCCGCATATTTCCATGTATAAAGGGAAAAGGATCAATCATGGCAGGTATTTCACAAGTGAAGCAGTTTAAAATGCACATTGTACAAGGTAGTCGAGGTATACAGGACGAAGCAGATAATTACTCTTATGTATTTGACAAGATGACCGGACTCTATGATACGAACGAGGCAGTAGACGAAAATAATCACGCTATGGACGCTATACGATACGCGACTGAGTTTCTGATCGCCAAGTATCGTCCCGGCAAGAAACAAAGAAAAGATGAAGAAAAGCGAAATTAAAACCTTTCGGGGATATGTGCGATATCAGATATATCGCCTATTTACCCCATTTCGTTGGTTATGGAAGACGTTTGTTCGTCTGACAAGTAGATATCAACGCTTGATGCAATTACGGCGTATAGCGAATCTAAAGCCGGATGCTGTGGAGAGTCTTTCGCAAGATGAAGCCGCACTTCTGCATTATATGTCGGAATACTTAATACCTTCCCGCTGGGTAACACGTAATGGACATATCATTTATACGTGTCCATCAGTTGAGGATGTGACTCTCTGGCAGATGATCGAAGCACGCAGAGCTGAAACAGTATTAGAACGTATTAGCGGATGGACTGAGGGATATGTACCAGAAACTGTTGCTGATATGGTGAAACTGACAAAGTACATTGTGGAGCAGATTGGGCAGGCTGACGAGCTGGAACGTGTGCTGTTACCGGGTGCAGGTGGTTCCGGTGAATCGAATCCAATTGCAGAGGCTAAAAGCGTCCTCGGAATGGTACAGATCACATCCGAACTGTTTAACTGCTCATTCGAAGATGCGAAGAAGATAAACTACTCAGATGCTATTCTAGCGATCAGCAAGAGACATGATGAAGTTGAGAAACAAAAATCTAAAACAAAATAATCATGGGAAAGAAATACAGTATTAATTCAGCAGGAAGAATCGTAGCCGAGAGAGACATTTACTCTCTCGGTGGCTTTATACCTAAAGGGACCGTAGGTGGTTCAGTAAAAGACGAGACACAGTTATCACAGGAAGGCGAATGCTGGTTGAATGCAGGTGATATCTCGACTAGACCGGACGTTCGAATCAAGGATAATGCCTACATCGGTAATTTCTTCACGAACGAAAGTCCGGTGCATACAGACGGAATAACGGAATTTAGTGGGGACACATTGATTCCGGGACACATCACTGTAAGATGCCCACAGGCTGACCCTAAGAACAACGTGATCATTAAGGATTCGTTCATCGGAGTATCTATGAACATTCTTCCCGGTCCGAGAACTACGGCAACGGCATTCCCTTTCGAGCAAGGGGGGTACCTATCCACCGTACCGAGAGGAACCGCTTTTTCATCATCCGCAATTCAAACAGGAGACATCAATCTTTGTCGTAGTACGGATGCCGTTATAAGATGCGGATGGAACACATACGTGTATCTTCCAACAGGATACTCCGGTAGAATTCTTTGGGCATACACACAAGGAGGGACAGCCGTGTATTCGGGGGAATCTAAAGTGATACCTTCGGGACTGACTAAAATAGAGCATCCGGTATATAATCAGTTCATGTTGCACATCAACAAGATTAACGGAACCGCAATGACCCCGGCTAACCTGTTGGCTACGGGAGCTAAGATACTAGGACACATAAGCGGTTCATTGTTACAGGACCTTCGTCCGGAGTCTGTATCCGGCGAGTACGTGATTGACAATTCATCTCTTATCGCAGAAACTGATAACTTCAGCTTAGCTACTACGCAGTTACGGTTCTTAGCAGGTGGACTGTATAACACGAATATGTACACGCTGAGTAACCGACAGGACTATAAACCGTATGGTACATTCCGGAATGTGGAACGGCTAGAATATGGTAAGTATTTAGGTGACTCTTGGAGGAATCATGTAAATCGGGATACCTGTATATCCGCCTACGATTGTCCCCTGTTACGGATAGGCGAGAACACTTATGATGCGGGTATCATAGACGCAGGGGACTTAATTCTTCGTAGATGTATTGTACCGAAAGGTTGCTTCCGGAATGACGTCATAAACGGGAATACCTATGAGGACCTAGATTTCTCCTACGCTAATGAAGACCTAGAGTATAACATGCCGGGATACACTAACTTCATATCATCTCACAGAGAAGGGATATATCGTTTACAAGGTGGTACTAGTACTTTGGGATTCGCTAGTCGCAAGGGCAACCTTGCTGCTACGGCTAGACTGTTCCAAGCAGAAGAGTACATCCCTTTGGACGGGGACATTATCGAACAAGGAGCATACACAACCGGACCCGGGAAATATTACGAGGATTCTAAAATTGCGGACCCTAACAGGGTGCGGACAACGAAACCGATTGCCACATTTGGAATCGTTTTTCCGTCACTTCCTACGGGGTTCTCTGTAAAAGCGGTGTATTATTTAGACGATGGTTTTATACTTCGCTCTACGGTATTAGACCCATCTACAATAGAACAAACCTACCCGTATGTGGTTATGACGTTTAGACACAATGACGATTCGGCAATAACCGCATCCGAGTTCATTGCGCTTAACAGAACGTTACGTATCATAGACCACACGAAAGCACCCGAAATACTAGGGTCCTCCTACGTAGGAGAAGGGTGCACGGTTAGAGGAGATGTTCAGTTAATCGGTGACCCTTATGTTAACCGTGTGTTTGATGTGAACCTGTGGGAGGTCGGAACAACACAAGACGGTGTCATAGCAGACATGACTACATGGGATTTTAGGAAAGTGGAAACAGGTGCAGGAAATAGATTTAGGTTCGTAGATACATTCGAAGTTGAACCGGGCGGTACGTTCACTTGTGATGACGGGTATCTTATACATCTGTATCGGTTTGACGGAAACGGAGATTATATCGGGCAAGCAGGATGGGCAAAATCGCAGTTTATACCGGAAGGGGGAACGAGGTTTGCGGGTCTGATTATCAAAAAGACTACTTCTGTATCTGATGCCGGAGGTTTCATAACTGAGGAAGACCTTCCATTAGCTAACGTTAAGTATATCCGTGCATTCAAGGAGCGCAGATACATCACTAACGAGCTAGACCGGAAGTCACCGGAGGACATTTTGATAGGTCCGGATTATTGGGAACAGGGAACAGCCGGAGGCGGACAAGCAGACGCAGGTAAAACCTACGAGGAACTTAAAGCAACATCCGGAACCACTATAAGACTTAAACGTCCTATAAATGTTTTCCCGTCATCTAGTATATCAACTGCAACGGGGTTTGTAAGATTCATTAGGGTGCTAGACGCAGCAACTAAATTCCATTTAGGAGAGCCATTGAATAGTGCTAAGATGGCATTACTTGCTGCTATTATTCAGAAAGACCCCTCGGCGGCTACCATCCCGTCAGACATAACGAATGCCCGGCTAGTGTTGGAATTCGTACCGCAGCCGAGAATCGTAGCTCCTTATGGTGCATCCGGTGTATTCATAACTGGTATGAAAGTACGGATGTATGACAATGCGGTTCTGTCTAAGAACCTAAATACCCCGGAGGAGTTGATACTGAAAGGGGACGCCGTAGTAAGCCACCTTCCCGGTGGATGTATTTGTGGATGGGGGGATTCTGATGCAATCGTAAAATTGTAGCCTATGAAATTCAGCGATATACTAACCTTTATGGATGAGCAAGCCGTTAAACTCGGCTTGCCTATCTATTTCGGAGATAACGATACCATCAATGTGTTGGTGAATGGCATCTCCGGAATGTTTCTGACGTTTGACGTCCCGGACGGTGGTATGTCTAAGTTGCCTCCTGCCACCCGGAAGTATAACGTAGTATTACAGTGCTTAGATAAATCGTACTATCTTACGGATAACGCTGCCGAACTTGATACATTAATGCGTACCGATTTGGCTTTAAACAAACTAATGTCCGCTTTTGTGTGTCACTTCGATGTGGATGGATTGAGTTTCAGGAAGGTACAGAATATCTATGACTCAATGAAGTCCGGTTGGAGTGTAACATTTTCTATAACAGATGATTTATTGAACTATGGATAAGGAGATATTGCAGGTTGTAGAACAGATAAAAAAGGAAATCTTCGAATCTTATGTTTCGAAAGGTTTGGTAGCGTCTGGTGAATTTGGGCGTGATCTAAAAGTAAACGATCTCGGTGATAGGGTAACTATTACTGCACCGCATTATGTCGTACAGATGGAGCAGGGTAGGAAAGCGGGGAGTTTTCCGCCTGTCTCCGCCATTAAAAAGTGGATTCAAGACAAGAACCGGACGGTTGGTGCAAACATCCCGGAGGAAGCAGCTTTCGCCATCGCTTATGTGATGAAGCGGGACGGCATCAAGGTTCCGAACAAATTCAACGGTGGCGGGGTAGTCTCCGACATCATTAATCCAGAACGGGTGAAACGGCTAACGCTGGATATAAACAAGATCATAAAGGCGAAAATTCTAACAATATTAACGCAATGAAATTAAGAATACCAAGATTTGGAGTGAACGTAGATATACCGGACAACAAAGTATATACCTACCCCAGTTGTGCTACCATATGGGACAACGTGCCGTTAAAGCTAATTATAACGGACCTACCTACGGACATTATTGTGCGGATGGAACTACAGTGCCGTTCTACCCTAGACAGCTTTTATTACACAACGTTAGAACCAGTTGAGGGAATGGAGATAGACGCAGCTTCTTATTTCTTCCCGCTTCTTCCCGTATATAGTGATAGGGTCCAATTTTACCAAGTAGAACTGACATTGATACATAAAGCCAATCTAACGGCTAATAGTGTTACTCAGATAGTTCGTATTCCCGTGATGAACTTGGCGAGTATAAACAATGTTAGCCGAGTGTCTAGGGCTGACACAGATTTCCGGGACAACTACGGACCGCGGGCACCATTAGCGCACACACTGGATGATAATTTCTTTATAGACAGCCGTTATCATGATAGGGACTATGATGTAGACGTTATCTATCAAGACGGAACGGCTGACAAATTTAATTACATGCAGGGTGACGGAATATCGGATGCATGCCAATACAAGAAGATCACGATAAAGAATCCGGATGGGTCCGTAGCTGCTGTTAAGGTTTATCCGGAAGAGGTGCACGCATGCGGAGCTATTACACTGAAATGGTTAAACTCGTGTGGGTCATACGATGCGATTTCCTGCTATAATTGGAGCGCACAATCTACGATAGCGCAAGGTTTATCCGGTGGGAACGTTACGAAGCGGGAACTTACCTGTGTATTCGAAGTAACTGAGGCTAACAAGTTCGCACTAGATGTTCTTTCCCTGTCTCCGGATGTAACTGTTAGAGGGCTAGACGGGGTAGATATGGATACGAAACTTAGATGTTCATCTACTACAGGCGTGAAATATACGGCAACGGGACTAGTTAAAACGGTAACTCTAAAATTCCAGTACTAACATGGATATAAAGATTCAGATAAATGGAGTGTTCTTGGAGGGCTTGACAAAAACGGATGTCAAGCTGTCTATTAATGCATCGTCTCCATACAGTTTCGGAGAATCCACCCGTACCTATTCGGCTAACATTAAAGCTCCTAGGAATCGGGTGAATGATGGGATATTCTATCAAATGAGAAGTTTCGGTTTTACCCACCGTACTGCGAAATACGAGGCTAGAGTTTATATCGGCGGGATACCGATAAACAAGCGGTTCAAAGCTAAGGTATCATGCAGCGAAGACTCCTACGACATAGCTCTGTCCCAGTCGGACCTAAAGATGTCCCAGTTACCGAAAGAAGTAATAGAAAGATATCTTTATACATCCGGTGTGGGGAACTCTTTTTTCTACCCAGCAAGCGAACTGATAAAGCGTTCTGTTGGCTCCTTTGTTGTTCCTGTATCGTTCCCGCCGATAGAATACGGCGGATACGAACCGGGATTGATCATCGAGAATCTAGGGCAAAAGCCTTTATCCGAGGTACTGGTGGGGAAATCGGTTACTGTGTTTTGGCGGTATGCATCCGAAACGGACGAAGGAACGGAGTATTTTAGAGGTAACTTCCTAGATATTTTAGAATACGATACCCGTACCGCTCTAATGGCTCCGGACGGATCAACAGCCAATACAACGGCGGTGATAACGATGGATAATAACGCCTATATTACTTTGGATATGTCAAGAGTGGGGACCATATTAAACTTTGTGGTGTTGAAATCGGTTTACAATAATCAGACCGTAGCGATATTCCAAAAAGATGATAACCAAAACGATATCACGCAGGTACGATATAAGTTTGCTTCTACTACTATGAACATCCCTACATACATATTTAATGGCTTATACATAAGTAGAGACATAAATGTGTATGAGAAATTAGATGCCACCCCGCCGAAAACAATGTCCCCGGACGAAGCCGTTAATCTTTCCGGGAAGATAACCGAGTTAAGGAATACCGCCGGGGTGACACAGGTAGCGGGGAATTGTGGAGTATCGAACGCTGTAGATTTCTTAACGGATATTTGCAAAGTGTTCCAGTGGGGGTGGGAGTTTCAGACCATCGTAGACGATAGCGGACTCACAAGTGTAATTATTAGCATATATGATCTAATCGCGAACGATGCAAAAAACTTTGATCTAAACGGACCGATCACGTTCAATGACAGGCGGCAAGACTGGACCGATTTCTACGTATCGACAGACAAGATAGAGGACTCAGAAGGTTTTCCGAACATCGGTATATTCAAAATCGGTGATTTTACAAAGAGTTTACAATTATCCAGTGCATCGTTCACGGCTAAAGGGACCGTAGTAGAATCGGGCGTGCCGAATCCACAAGACGGTACGTACCCGCGCTTTTCGATACGAAAGGTTCAAGACAATAAGCCCGTAACTTGGGTCGAATATTTCAAGTCTATCGAGTACACGCAACGATTAACCAAGTATTACGGTATGTTTTCGGACGCTATAGATGTCACTATTAAGGCTAAAATACCCTACTATTTCATAGAGAACAAGTATAAACATAACGGAGTAGTGTATTTTAAGCAGCTAGGATCATTTTTCTACGTTCGTTCTATCACGGAGTATAACCTAGCAACACAGGAATGTAAGGTAAAACTAACTAAAATTAATCTTAATCGTTAAATAAATGGCAGATAATGTTACATTACTAGACCTTTCGTTCAAGACGGACGAGGCGGTAGAAGGTTTGGACGCTCTGATCAAGAAGTCTTTAGACCTTGCAGAAGAAAAGAAACAGCTAACCAAGCAGATAAACGCCGAAAAGACGGCACTTGCCGGGCTTCGTCAGAACTATAAAGACAATCTTATAGATCAAACGGCGTTCGAAAAGGCAACGGAGAAGTCAGAAACAGCGATCATATCGTTAACCAAACAACTAAACAATAATAAGAATGAGACTTCCGAGAATGCCGCCGCTATTAAAGCACACACTACCATTGTCAACTCGGAAGCGGAAAGCGTGGAAACCCTGCGAGCGAAGTTAGCCCTTAACACGAAGGCACTAAACAAAATGTCCGTTGAACAGCGGACAAACTCGGAGGCTGGGAAACAGATGGTAGCCCAAACCAAGGAAATCTCCGACAAACTGAAAGACCTTGAAAAAGGGGTGGGAGATACCCGTAGAAACGTGGGTAACTATGCAGAGGATATCGAGAAGGCAACCGGAAGCCTCGGCGGTATGACTGGCGCAACCGGGCAAATGGTCAAAGGTATGTCCGGCGGTATTGCTTCTATAAAGGCATTCAACGCTGCATTGATGGCGAACCCCTTTGTTGCCATTGCATCGGCTATTCTTGCGGTAATCTCAGCTATCGGAAAGTTGATGGACCGCAACAACGAACTGGCTGTTTCCGTTAAGACTATATTAGCACCTATCGAGTTGATCATAACTAAGGTGTTGGATGCCGTAGCCGCTCTGTTTGTGGAGATAGTCAAGGTTTTTGAGTGGCTGGCAGAGGCTTATATTAAGGTTTACAACTGGTTAGGTCTGATATCGGACGAAACTGTTAAGTCTATCGAAACTGCTAGAGGGATGGCACAAGTAGAACGGGACATATATAACGCTGAAACCGATCTTATTGTAGTTTTAGCCCGGCAACGTAGGGAAATGGAGGAACAAAAGGCTATTCTTGCCGATCAAACTAAGAGTTCTAAGGAAAGGCAAGATGCAGCTAATGAAGCCCTACGGATATCTAGAGAGATGGAAGCCTCCGAATTAAAGATACTAGAGGCTAAATATCAGCAGATAAAGACGCAAAACGAATTGTCTTACACTTCTGATGAAGACAGGAGGAAAGAACAAGAGGCTTTAGCAGCATTGGAGGAAAAGAGAGCACAGTATTTATCACAACGGAAAGAACTAACTAGTCAGGTATCCGGGCTGGAAAAAGCTGATATGGCAGCCGCCGCAGTAGCCGATAAAAAGCGTGCCGAGGATTATGCTAAATCCCAAAGAGCGGCAGCGGAGAAAGTCAAAAAAGACAAAGAAGACGCAGAAAGGAAAGCTGCCGAAACCGCTAAGAAAGTTCAGCAGGAAGTTCTAAAAAGCTACGAAAACGGAATAACCGAATTGCAGCTAAAGATAAGAGAATCTAATATCGGTATAGTAGACAAGCAGAAGGCACTAGAGGACCAAGACGCGCTAAACCAAGCTATCTTGGAGAAGGAACGTTACCGTCTCCAGCAAGGTCTGATCACCCAGCAGGAGTTCGACAACATCCGATTGGAGCAGCGCGTGGCGTTCCAAGAACAGGTAGCCGAACTTGAGAAGGCAGAGGAGGACAAGAAGAAAGAAGCAGCCGCCATTGACCTGGAGAACAAGCGTGCCATCGAGGAAGCCAGCATAACTAGTGACTTCGAACGTGAATCCCTTCGTCTAGAGCAGCAATACCAAATGGAAGTTGCGAACGCTGAGAAGACTGGGGCGGACATTTCTTTGATTGAATCCAAATACGCCCAAATACGGGAAAAGAGAGAAAAGGAACTGGTAAACGCCAAGTTGCAAATGACAGCTGATATCGCCGGGCAAATCTCTAATATCATGGGACAGGAATCAGAAGCCGGAAAAGCGTTTGCTCTGGCGCAGGCTACGATTAACACATACTTAGGTGCATCTAAGGCTATTGCGCAGGGTGGTATTTGGGGAGTAGCGCAAGCAGCCATCGTGATCGCCGCCGGATTGAAACAAGTAGCCTCAATTATGAAAGTAAAAGAAGATATTCCCAAAACTAACACCAGCGTTAAGAAGTTTGCCAAAGGTGGTATCGTGTTTGGTGCTCCGCATTCACAGGGCGGTGTAACGTTCACCGGATCAAACGGACAGCAGTTCGAGGCGGAAGGAGGCGAGAATATGTACATCCTCAACAAACGTGCATCTCATGCTATAAATGCGTTGTCTGCTCTTAATCAGCAATACGGGGGACGGTCTTTTGGTAATTCTAATGCTTACCGATATGCACAGGGGGGAGGATTCGATGTTATCAGTACTCAATCTTATACGAATCTTAATCGGTCTATGTCTAAGCAAACGGTTGATTTGTCCGACAAGACAGTGGCAGCTATCGCACTTGCGTTTGTAGAAGGGGTAGAGAATGCTCCAAATCCGATAGTTTCAGTCCAAGATATTACCGATGTACAACAAAATCGTACAATTGTTATTGATTCCGCATTGGGCTAATTCGTATTTGCTACAATTTGCGGATAGTAAGTAGGTTGTAACAGCTATTTTTGTGTTGAAATATAGTTTATAATATAGAATGATTTATCTAGTAAATCTCTAATTTATGGATTTCAAGAAAATACGAATTATAGAGGCGGGACCGACCGCAAACGATTGGACGGATGAAGTTAACAGTGAATTAAAAACCGGGAAAATCGTTATTACGCCCGAATCGCTAGCGTCCCTTGTGGTGGCTGGTAGTATTCGCCCTATCCATTCTCGCCGGACACACAACGGTAACGATCTGCTGGACCAGTACATCGGTAGTTTCTCTAATTTCGTTGAGGAAAACGGAGTAGTCTACGCCGATCTGACCTTTTCGGAAGCTCTCTTAAAGAACTATCCGCAGGAGGCAGGATTTATGAAGGACATGATTGAAAAGGAACCGGAAATGCTAGGCGTTTCAGTCGTAGACCTAGACACTAAGGTGTGGAACGAAGAGAACCAAACATGGGACGTGACGAGTTTTGAAGAATTATTCACGTGTGACCTTGTAGGCTTACCAGCCGCGACAAGTTCGCTTTTTAATAACCAAAAATCAAAGAACAAAATGGGTCTTTTATCAAGCATTATCAGCACCTTTTCAAAGAAAACGGAGCTTAAAGAGGAAATCGTAGAAACGGTTAATGGTGAAAAGATCACTATTAAGGCAGCAGGAGAAGAGGCAGCCGTAGGTGACGAAGTAGTAAAAGAGGACGGAACCGCCGTGGAAGATGGTGAGATCACCGTTGATATCCCGGAAGAGGGAAAAATCGTTCTCGTGATCAAAGATGGCAAGATAGCCGAGTTCAAAGAGTACATGGACGAAAAGCCGGAGGAAACACCGGAGACAGAAACCAAGACACCGGACGAATTTTCTCAGCGTCTAACTGCTCTTGAATCATCTTTGAGTGAGATTAAAACAATGCTTTCCAAGCAAACGAAAACGCCACCTGTTGCAACTCGTACGGTGGGAGGCAAACCGAAAACAGATGCACAAAAAACGCAGCTTTCCAACGAGGAAGCACGCAAGAAAGCGCGGGAGGCGATGGTTAAGTTCGCAAAAGAAAAGTAATCACACTAAAATCATAGGAGACTATAAATTATGGCAATGACATTTACAGATTTAAATAATCTGAATATTAACTCACTGGCTGACGTCATTTCTTTGACTGTCGGGCTGGTTGGCGAAATGGAACGCGGTGCAACCGTTCTCTCTGGACTTGACAACAAAACGCCTATTGTTACTTTTGTAGCGAAAGATAAGGCACTTCGTAAGTCTGCTGGATGTGAAGGTACTTATGAGTACACAGATATGTCCGATCATGTAAAGTACTATGACTTCCAGCCTTTGGAGTTACCTATCGTTGTTTGTTTGCAAGATTTGTGGGGGAAGATGGTAGCTAAGGGTATTCATTTGTCGGATGACTTCGATGAAGCTCAACTGGCAGGTTTCATGGCTTCGGAAGTACTGAAAGTTTTGGAGGCTGATTTGCTACGTCTCGCATGGCTGGACGGAACCAAGACAGGTGATGTTGCTTACAATATTTTCAAAAATGGTGGTTTCATTAAGCAAATGAAGGACAGCACAGAAACTATCCTTCCTTTGCAGTTGACTACGGCTAGCGTAGAGGATACCATGAAGAAACTTATTGATTCACAACGTCCCGATCAAAAGGAACTTAGCGAGTTCTTCGTGACTTCTAATGTAATGCGCCTGTTTAAGAACTTAGTTCAGAGTAAGGACAACACAACTGCTCAGGAACATTTCGAGAACGGAAAAGCTGTGTACACTTTAGAAGGATACAAGATCAATGAACTTCCTCATGTTTCAGCGTCTATGATCGCAGATGCAACAGACGAAGATGCGTTTATCGCGTTTACTCCGAAACGTAATATCCAAATCGCTTTGGAAGATTCAAGCGTGAACATTAAACCGTTTATTCAAGATGCGAAAGACCGCAAGTATTACTCTACAACTGTGTTTGCTGCGGACGTAATGGTAGCTATTCCGTCTATTTTGAAACTTGCAACAAAAGCGAAAGCATAACAACTAATACCGAAAACTATGGCATGTATGAAATTAAATAAGGCTATCGTTTTTGGGTGTGCGGGCGGCTCAGTCGGTTTGGCTGGGCTGTACCTTGTTAACAAATCGGAATTGGCTTCTTTTGTAATGGGTGGCGATGGCGTGACGCTAAACTCTATCGTCCTTGTATCCGGTGCAAAGGCAATTCCGGTTGACTGTTACAAGAACGGCGCAAAAGTAGTGGACGCTTTGCGTACACTGGACGGTGCAGCCGGAATGGAACAGACGGTTACTATCACGGTCTACGATAAAACTTCTGACGGTGCAGCGATTAAGGAATCACTGCTATCCGGGAATTACGTAGCCTTCGCAAAACTCAAAGACGGCGGTAACATTAAAGTTGCCGGACTTAATACCGGGCTGGAAGTGGCAAGCATGGACGGAGATACTTCGGCGGCTGGCGGTTTTGATACCGTAACGCTGAAAACACCGGATAACTCTAGGGGTGATCGCAATATAGTTGCTTTATCTGCTGTTTGGACATATTTAGAAGCTAATAAATTAACTTAACAACATGGGATGTATTAGTAATATCACGGGTGCAATAACCTACGATTGTTTAGGTGGAGCAGTTGGAATAGCTGATTTGTTGCTTATTAACTACTCAGATATCCAATCTATCTCCATCGCCAACGGTATCGCTACTATCACGTTGACTACTTCGGGCAAGGTTATCCGGGTAGCGTCTATCCGAAAGGGTGCAAATGCTACAGAAGCCCAAAGAATTAACGAAAACGCCCCGAATGCGCTGGAACAATCGGTTAATTTTACCGTGTATAAGAAAACGAGTACGGAAAACGTGTTTATCAATACCATTCTCAATTCTCGCCTTGTGGCGGTTGCAAAAATGGTTGAAACAGGTGTTTACCGTATCTATGGCTGTAATTACGGTTTGGAGGTATCCGGACTGGAAGAATCAGCAAATGATAACGGCGGCTATACCGCCATTACGTTAACCACACCTGAGAACGTTCTAGGAGAAGCCCGTGCGTCAATCACTGAGGCTACCTGGAATACTCTAGTGTCTAAATCATCATAATTATGGCTTGTTTAAAGAAGATAGCACAAGATTTAGCGTTTGATTGCGCTAATCCCGGTTTAATCTCTGGAATTGCCGGAGTAGAAGAAGCCGTAATATTGAACTACGAAGATGTTTCTAGTATCTCGGTATCTTCTACGACAGGACAGGCAGTAGTAACAATGAAAGCCGGAACAAGGGGATATACCGTTCAATCCGTAAAAAACTCTATTCAAGTGACGGAGGCATCGCGGGCAAATGACAATGCTCCTACTATGTTGGAAATATCAGTAATCATGAAACTTCTTTCATCGTTACCTGTAGTTAGCTACATTATCGCTTTGGTTTCTGGATCGTTTTTGGTTGCTATTAGAACAAAAAACAACCAATATTTCATTTTGGGATGTAACTCGCCGTTAGAGGTCTCAGATTTATCAACTGATAGTTCAACAGACGGAGTTTCAACCGCTACTTTAAAAACGCCGGACGGGTCTTGCGGAGATTTCCATTATAGTATTACGGCGGCACAGTATAACTCTTTAAAAACTGTATAATCATGGCAAGAGCAAAGAAAACTGTAACAAAAGATATCAAGCCCGTGCGCGAATTAATTCGCTTAACGGACGAGTTCGAGATTTTGAATCTCTGTAAAAGTATTACGCATCTAAAACTGGACCCTATGTGTCATATGGATCGTGCGTACGCGAAGAAATGGTATGAGGATCACTACTTGACGGGCATACACGTTCGCTACGTAATGAAACCGGGACTATCTATCAATCATGTGGCGGACGGAGTTGTTTACCGTGCATTTAACTGTACGGACGCCATCGCCGAACGAATCATGAAAGAAAATCCGGTTTATAAATCCTACTTTGAGGACTTAGGTCCAATAGAGCCACAGGAGGACGTACCGACCGTTTTGCCCGCTGATCCTGAACCGGAACAAACACCGGAGACAGAAGCTCCAGAAGAAGAGAAGCCCGTAGAACCGGAGCCCCCCGCTGATCCTGAATCGGAAGCTTCAGTAGAAACAACGCCGGAGGTTTCAGTAGACGAGATTATGAAGGAACTGGAATAAACTAAAAGGAAACGTTAATATGATAGCTCACAAGAAAGTAAACGTAATAGTAGATAGAGCGCTCAAAGTTAACGCTAAGGTTTCCGAAAAGATTGTGGGGTATGGGGACGGAAACCTATACCCCCAAATTTTATCGGAGCTTATATATGCTAGCAAGACCGCCTCTTTGAGTGTGGAACGGCTGAGCGAAGCGATAGAATGTGAAGGCTTTAAAAACCGTGATTTTGGCGAAATGACGAACGCTCACGGAGATAACATGGACGAGATACTGAATATGCTGGCATATGACGTAGCTCGTTTCAGAGGGTGCGCTCTAATTGTCCAGTATGGAGGCGATTATCGCCCTAAAATGATTTATCCCGTTCCTTTCGAATATGTCCGTGCCGGGCTGAATAAAGACTACTTAACGAATCCGGTTATTCATAAGTACGTAGTGTTTAATAATTGGGATCGTCAAAATATCAAGTCTACCCAATTGGATAAAACGGCAGTTACCTACCCGGCGTTCAATCCAGATAACTTTGCGGATGAAGTAGAGTTTTTCGGCGGAATCGAGAATCACCCCGGACAGCTTTTGTACATAAACTTCTTCACTACGAAGCCCTATCCGCTTTCTCCGTTTCATGCAGTCCAGTCTGAGATGCAGGCGGAAGCGATGAACTCTACTTATGTAGAACGGACGCTTACACGTGGTTTCCACATGTGCAGCATCATTTCTCACGGAGAATTTACCGAACAGGAGGAACAGGACGCTTTTGTTAAGGGGATAAAAGATATAATGGGAGCGCAAGGGGCAGGATCAGCGGTATTGGTCCGTGATGAAAATGCTCTGACTGATAAGCCATTTATTAAGGTAGACCAGTTGGGCGTACCGATTGACGCTAATCTGTATAAGGCTTACAACGAACCGCTAAAGAAGGATATCGCTTCACAAGCCTATAACATCCCTATTCCTTTGGTTGACTCGTCTTTGATCTCATTCTCCAATGCGTCCGGCGAGGTCGTGAAGGAGATGCAGAAAGTTTATCGCCGTTCCGTGACAAAACTTCGTAGTAAGTTGAGTCGGGAAATTGCGCGTGCTTTAGACCTTCCAACAGAAGTATGTGAAATTTATAACGAATTAGAAGAATCTAACTCGACAGTAAACGTTAAAACAGACCCAAATGAATAGTTTTTCCGAAGTAATCAAGAAGTTTCGTGAAATCTTTGATATCGCAGCAGATGTTAAGGACACAGAGATAAACAAATGCATTCAAGAGGCAGATAAACTCGATATAAAGGTAGCTCTTTGCGGTGATACATTCTTTTCGGTGTCGAGTGAGCTAGGAGGTGGAAAAGGAGAGAGTGATATCCCTGTCGGAACCGATTCTGATTCTAATTATTCGTTAGATGTCGTAATAGCCGGGGAAAAATACAATATAGTTCCTCTTTATACGATCCTATGTTATTATGCGTTTGTGCGATATATGAAGATAGCGGACCAAAAAAGCACATCTACAGGACTGAAAACGCAGGTATACAACGGGTCGTTGATATTGCCAGACTATAACAAAAATAAGCGATGGGAAGAGGAACGTGGGAAAGCAGATGCTTTTATAGAGGATTTCCATATTGTATACGAGTTATTTAAGGAATCAGATAATCCAAAGGATAAACATTGTTGTGACTCTGTTAAGCCTTATCGAGTATGTTTTATAAGTTAAAAGAGTGAGGAAATGAAAAGGGAAACGAGAGACGATATTATGATTTGGTCTGCTGTGGGAATGCTCTTCGCAGGAGTGGGGGTGTCGGTTGCAGGTTTTTTAGTTGAGCCTTTAGGTATCATTCATGATACTGTATTATGGTTCTTTGCACAATGCTTGATATGGTCGGGAGCTGTTTTCGGCATCCCTGTCTATGTCAGAACTAAAATTAATAGCATGATTGGTAATATACCCGAAAAAGAAAAAACGGAAGCGAAAAGGAGAGTAAATAATGAACTGGATCAAGAAAAGTAATCGCCCTAAACATTTGCTGTATGCTATTCCAGCAGGAGCACTATTTACTATTTTATTTGTGGCAGGATTGGCGGCAGGGATGAGTTTAAGGACAGGGATTGGGGTGGAAAATGGGATTGGCTTGATATTGTGGCAACATTAATCGGTGGAGCTATCGGGCAGCTAATTCAAGTTTTAATATTGATTTTAATTTTATAAAATGGCAGAAGTGAAGAAATTAGTACCGTTCATCCTAAAATGGGAAGGCGGTTTTGTAAATGACCCTGACGATCTAGGAGGAGCAACTAATATGGGTGTAACAATCGCTACTTACGAGGCGTATTGTAAGAAGAAAGGCTATCCTAGACCGACTATAGAGAGATTGAAGAATCTTTCTAAAGAAGAATGGACAGAGATCATGAAAACAATGTATTGGGACAGATGGAAGGCTGACGAGATAAAATCTCAGTCAGTAGCTAATATCTTGGTTGATTGGGTGTGGGCATCCGGTGTACATGGTATCAAGATACCACAGGAATTAGTCGGTGTAATTCCCGATGGTATTGTTGGACCCAAAACTATTGCAGCTGTTAATTCTCGTAATCCTCGTGAACTGTTTGACCAGATAAAACTAGCTAGGTTTGACTTCATAGAAGAGATTTGCCGGAAACGTCCTGCAAACAACAAGTTTAAACGGGGATGGATGAACCGAATTAATGATCTAAAGTTTGAATCATGAAGTGGTTGATATACATTATCATATTGCTGATGTCAGCAATATGGTTTTCATCCTGTCGGAGTATCCGACACATTCCGATTGAAACAGTAAAGCATGATAGTATCTACATTAGTAAGATACTACATGACAGTATCTATCAGAGAGACAGCATTTATGTTGATCGTAAGGGTGACACAGTACTTATCTATAAGGACAGATATTTATATAAGTATAAGAATCTTGTTGATACATTCTATATACACAAAGTGGATAGTGTACAGGTGCCTTATCCAGTTGAAAAAAGATTAAGCCGTTGGCAGTCTATCAAAATGGAGTTGGGCGGATGGGCGTTTGGTTTAGTTATCACGTTTATTTTGATAATAATAGGGCGAATAGTGTACAGGTTTAAAAAGAAGTAGTACCTTTGCCATAGAAATCTTTGAATTTTAAACCACGACGGTGGATGTACCTCGACTAAGCGTAGCCGGGGCTTTTTTATGAATAAAATTGAAGAGGTAGCCGGATAAGCTACCCCTTTTGTTAATAATTAGATCATTCCTTTCTCTTTGGCTAGTTTTAAGATAGCCTCACAAATAAACGAAGTTTTATCGTCTACCTTTTCAAGAATTGAACACACTTCTTCGGGAGCTTTAAAGCCGTAGCGTTTAGCAGTTGTTTTCTTTCGTCCTGCTCCAGCTCTTGTACCCCCATGTTTTCCCTTTGTTATTTCATCCATAATTGTTATATTTGCAAATCCTAATCGGTTGGGGAGGTTTCCCTCCCCTTGGATTTTAGAGTAGAATTTCGAAGTTTACTCTTACTTTCCAGATTCTAAATGAAATTGCGAGTCTCATAATGAATACCGATTAGGTTTCTCTTCTTGCTTTCTCGGTGAAGAAGATTAACCGCTGTAATCATCTCTTTGATTACGTTACAAAGATAAGCATTATTTTGATATCGTGCAAACGAAATCAAGAAAAAGTTTAAGAAAATATCATTTTTAACATATTACCTTATTTACTACTGAATGTACTTATAAGTTAATCTCTTTATATTTCTTCTATTATCTAATCCTATTTTTTATCTTTGCATAAGAATTTGATCAAAAATTACTGTTTTTCGTCTTCGGTTTTACGAATGTTTTACGATGGTAATTTTTGTAACTCGTAAATTATTGATTTGTAGTTTAATATAGTGGTTGATCTCCAAATTTCTTATATTTGGGATCAAAAAATTGAAAAAAGCCTTTTATATTGCTTCTATGCGGCTTGAGTTAGTTTCTAGATTGACTTAAAATGTTAAAAAGCCTCATTTGATAGAGTATATTCCTGCCAAAATTCTATCTTTGTTTTACAAATGATTTACGAAAATATAAAAGTATGGCAACAGTATCTTGGGTAGTGTTTAAACATCATAAGAAATCGGATAATACATACAATCCTAAGATTCGGATTTCTCATAATAGAACTTCCTCTTATATATCTACTTCGATATATACAGAATTGGTCAGATTTAAAAAAGGATCAGCTTCTGGAACTGTTACTTCCGAAAGGATAAAAGAAGAACTGGATGATTTAGTAAAGGAGTATCGACAAATAATAAATGAAAATCAGGATATAATCGAAGAGTGTGCTACCTCTAAAGATATCGTTGCAATGATCGAAAGGCGTAAACAGCGGAAAGATATAGACTTTATAGAATTTGCTAGGCAACATATAGTAACGACTCCTAACGAGGGCACTAAAACGGTAAAAACAACTGGAATCAATGCTCTATGCCATTTCCTTAAATATAAGAATGGTAACGAAAAACTAGCAATAAAAGATTTGACTTCTAAATTTCTGAGGGAATATGAAGGATGGTTACGGAAAGAAAGGTTTATCACTGTTAAACAAAATAAGGCAGCTAAAAATGAATATAAAACGATAAAGAGACCACCGTTGAATGATACCGGGGTACATTCTTATATGGGAATTATTCAATCTATTTTTAATGCTGCTTTATTGCATTTTAATGATTATGAAAAAGGGGATATTATTATAACCAATGATCCGTTTAAAGTGTATGCTATTCCAGCGGTATTGGAAGCGAAGAAGAGAGCTGTAGACACCGAAATAATTAGGAAGATATATAATTATTCACCTATAAATAAACGAAGAAGAACCACTACATTTACTCGTGATATCTATATTTTGTCTTTCCTGTTGGCAGGAATGAATGCTGTTGATATGCTAAATTGTTGCATGGTGGATGGTAGAATAGAATATGAACGCCAAAAAACTAAGGATAGAAGAAAGGATAAGGCTTTTATTTCTGTTTATGTTCATCCATTAGCAATTCCAATTATAGAAAAATATCGTGATCCATCCGGGGAACATCTATTTGATTTCTATAAAAGGTACAATAATGTGAGAAACCTAACAAAAGGAATACATCGGGGTATGAGGTCTTTGTGTGATGAATTAGGAATAGATTACATTCAATTTTATTCAGCCCGGCATTCTTTTGCAACTATTGCACGTAATGAATGTGGAATCAGTAAAGATGATATTGCTTTGTGCCTGGATCATTCATCAGGAAAAACAATAACTGACACATATATAAAACGTGATTTCTCTATTATAGACAGAGTTATAAATAAAGTAGTGGAACACGTTTTTGAATATGGAGGACAATAAAAAAGCCCGTTTTTTAGACGGGCTTATATTAAAGGAAGGCTTTTTATGGCTACTTATCTAAAGAAAACTCATAGGTGATTTCGGTTATATCTTTATTGAATAAGTACATTGAACTAGTTAGGATTTTCCCTCCTAGTTTATTGTTGCCTCTAAATGTGAACTTAGTTTTATATCCATTAAATTCTCCTTTATATGCTTCTTCTTTTTTATCATATAAATTTTGTAGGCTATCTCTAATCTGCTCCAGTATCGGAATACTATCTGCCATTACTTTAGTCCTTGCTCCGTAAAGTAAAGGGAAGTCTTTATCTACTGAATACTCTGAGATTTTACTTTTGGTTTTTGAAATTTGATCATCAAGACTTTTAGCTTCTTCACTATGCATAAATAAGGTGAATACGGAATCAACTTTAGACATTTCTACAAACTCGTAACTATTCCAGTCATTCATCGTAGTTTTTAGTTTGGCTTCGATAAGCTCTCTTGCTTTGTCTTCATTTGATTTCCCACATGAACAAAGTGCAGTGATTGCACATACTAATAAAATGATCTTTTTCATAAGCTAGTTTTTAATTATCCGATTTTATTTGATTTTTCAAGATTACATTTTTGGCAAAGTAATTGTAAATTCTCAACGCTTGTATCCCCACCTTTAGAGAAAGGAATAATATGATCTAAGTGCAAATTTTCATTCGATCCACAATAAACGCATTTTCCTCTGTCTCTATTCCAAACAGCATCTACAACAGTTTTTGGTATTGGAGGACGTTTGTTTGCTTCTGGAAATATCTCGCCTTCATCTATAAGCTCTTGGAGAGCTAATTTTTCTATTTCTCTTTTCTTTTTCTTTTCTAGCAATTTAGCTTTTACTTTGTCTTTCTCGATCTGTTCTTTATTTCTTTCGTATCGAAGTTGTGTATTAGCTTCTCGCAACTCTTCCAATAAATTTTTGCTTTCAATTTGACTCATAGTGAGTTCTGAACTGCATTCATTATATTTTGCTCGGAAATATTTAGCTTCCGATACAGCTTTATCTAAGAAGCCTACGTACTTCTTATTTTCTTCATTCTCTTTAAATACAGCGTTATATTTGTTTAATAATTCATCAAATTCAATCTTTAACCTCTTGTATCTATTGTAGTTATAGAAACTTTGCCATATCGGAAAAACAAATAAAGCTAATATTATTAATAATGTTATCATTATCCTATCTTCTTCTAGGTCTAACTGATTCTATAACATTGAAAATCTGTTTTACATCGCACAAATCAATAACTCGATCAGGATACATGTCATTTAATGAATGAATAGTAATAGTGTGATTTTCCACATCATGATCTATAATGCGCTTAACTATTATTCCATCGGTGTGCACTATAACGAAATCCCATTTGCGAAGATGTAATTTGGAAGTAGCCCAAAGGTATGGAGCGATTTCACGACAGTAAAGTCTATCGCCTTCTAGATAGCTTTCTTCGGTTCCATTATTCATACTGTCTCCTTTGACCTCAAAGGCTATATAATTTCCATGTCCTTCTTTGTCTACTATAAAAGGTATCTTAGGTAATTGCTCCATGTAAGTTGTGTCTGTGTATCCATCTAAATATCCCGCATAAGCGAATTGATTAACTAACGGGATATAAACTACGTCTTGTTGGATGGGCGTAGCTTCATTATATTGGGGTGTATTATTGGTAGTTTTGAGCATTTCGCCTTCTCCTGTAAGTAGCCAAGTAGGATTTACGTCAGGAATTTTAGACAGTATTTTATCTAAAACACTTTTTCCGATTCCTCTTTTTCCACTAACCCATCCACTTGTAGTAGATGTTTTCTCATTCATGAAATTAGCAAATTCCATGTTATTATCATGGAAAAAGTATTTTCTTACTTCTTTAATCCTTTCAAATACTTCCATATCACAGGTTGAAGATTCGCATTATTGTTAATAAATCTTTTATTTGCGAATTAAATTCGCATAAAATTTGCACGATTCGCAAAAGTGCGTATCTTTGCAACATCAAACAACATCCAACACTGCAAAGGTGCGAAGTTTGAGTGAGAAAACCAAATATTTTACATAACTAAAAATAGGTAAGACGATGAACGCATTTACATTTTTGACTGAAAACGGAAAATTCAATAACAGTGAGATAATGAAACACGCTCACATTTTGAAAGCGTATCGTCGTATCTCTTTGGGTGAAGCTTTGAAAAAGGCTTGGTTCTTGGCAAAGAGACAGCAGAAAGAATACAGGGAGATTGAAGAAGATAAAAAGTCCTTCAAGCCGGTGTTCAATGTTAACAATGGTAATGTGTTGAAATCGTTCTTTGCTGGCAATCATGCTGATTATATAAATCGTGATAGTTCTTGGAGATAAAATTTAAATCCGCAAAAAGGTGGTCTTCATAATCCGACATAAGGCTCCTACAATGTTCAGCGCTGATAGTAAGGGAAACCAGTCGGGCGGATTTAGAAAAAAGCTTGCGTAGACGTAGAGAATATTCTACGCAAGTACTACTAAATAGTTCTTTGACATTTTGGATCATACGAAAAGAAATTCAACCGTAGCAGGAATGCCGTGATCGGTTGAAGGTTCGAATTAGTTACATATATCACTTGGAAGTCCGAAAAGTCTTTATCAGTAAGCATATAGCAGGTTAGGCGAGCTATAACGCTATCTAAGTGATTCAACATACAGCCCGTCACGTCTCGATACGTGGAAGAATCCGTAGAAGGTATCGCGGGCACCAATAATAATCAAATAATTAATCTTATGGCAAAAGAAGTGAAAAAAATAACTGGTGATTGGACAAAATCAATCAGTGAAATGAAGCTAAATGAAGTAGTAGAATTTCCGATATCTGCTTATGATGGAATAATGAGTACAATTCGATATCGTGTTAGACGCAGATTTGGAATTATAATCAAGAGAGAAGGAGAGTTGGACTATAAAAAGGGAGTTTTTAGAGCTAAACGTATTTCGTGATGGAACCCTTAACTCAATGTGAGTATCAAGTAGCACATGAAGTTGCAAAGGGGCATACTCCTTCTGAAATAGCTGAATTGCTCCAAAAGTCAATATGGACAATAAAGGCACAGATTAGGGATATTCATAAGAAGTTAGGCATTAACAATAACGTAGAGCTTACTTTATTCCTGCTATGTGATAGGACTAAAAGAAACTTTGATTTGAAGGAGATTAGGAAGCACGGTATTGAGTTATTCTTCTCTGTGTGGTTTTTGGTAATTGCTGTAACACCGGATTATCAAATGGACATGAGACGTTGCAGGGTACGATCTAATGCAAGAACTTCTGTACGAGCAACTAGAAATAGAAAGGACTGTGATTCATTTTATATCGTCTAGTATTAACTAAAAAAAAATGTTCTATGAAAACTATTCATAAAATTCAAAATGCTATTGCTGTCATTGCTCTTGCTATGGTGACCCACCTAGCATTGCAAATCGAAATGACTAGAAACGAAACAATATCATGTATTATAATGCTATTGTTAACTGTGTTCATGCTTTTAGAGAGAAGTTCAAAAGAGGTACATCAAAAAGAATAGGAGGGAGGTATGGAGAACGATCCTATTATAAATCAAGCCATTCAGTTTGGTATTAAATATGGAATTGAAGCTTGGAAAAACGAAAGGAATGCGAATCTTAAAAATAAAAAGATTCTTATATGTCAATCGGATGCAGAAGAACGTTTAGGTAGTGGTGTCCTTAAAAATTTATTAAAAAGAAAACTAGTATTTCCATATCAATTCGGAGTTGAGGAAGTAGTAGACGAAGAAGGTCAACCTATTAAAAAGGCGAAAGGATATATTTATTATAAATTATCTGATTTGGTAGAAGCTATTGAAAAAGGAAACATATTAAAATGCCTTCAAAAACGCAAATAATTTATTGTTTAACTCTAATCCCGGAGTAAAGGACTCCGTGCGGTATCCAGTCCGCTATTTAAGTTTTGAATTATCCCCGTATGGCTTTGCTGTCCGGGGCTTTTTGATTAACCACTTTAATAATATATAATCATGAAAAAGAAAGTAATTGTAAGAGGAGATCGTTCCGGTGTATTTTTCGGAGAGTTAGTAGAAAGAAATGGTAGAGAAGTTAAGATCGAAAATTGTCGTAGACTATGGTATTGGGATGGTGCAGCTAGTATATCTCAATTAGCAATTAATGGTACGACTAATCCATGTGAGTGTAAATTCACAGTAACGGTTCCAGAGATAGAGATTCTGGATGCAATTGAGATTATTCCGTGCTCAGATAAATCTGTTAAATCTATCGAAAGTGTAGCGGTATGGGCAAGGTGATGGAAGATAAAATAAAACAGTTTCTAAATACTGGCTCTGGCTATGGCTCTGGCGATGGCTATGGCTATGGCGATGGCTATGGCGATGGCTCTGGCGATGGCTATGGCTA